AAGATATATGGGACGCGACCCGTCCAGCAGTACATCGTAGCAAGAAAAAGTATACTCGAAAGGGTAAGCATAAACAGAATAAAGAAGACAAATCATGAAAGATCAATACGTAATCATAGACCTTAGGACCATGGACTTCATGAAGAGTAAGGGCGGACACATCAACTACTACGATACATCAGACGAAGCGGCTGAAACCTGTGGTATGTATGAATTTGAGAATGCATGGGTTTGTAAGTTAGTGTATAACCATATAGAGCAAGACTAAGATGAAGTACTACGTAAGATTATTTATCAATAGCACGTATGAGGTAGTAAGCTCATTGGACGGCGAAAGCATATATCAAGGCACCATATCAGACTGCAACGCTTGGTTACAGCTGCATGACAGAGGATATTTTAACTAGACAACTATGACAAGAATAAACGTAGGTATACCGCCAGCTGAATTAGTTAATAAACACTTACTAGCTGAGCATAGAGAAATTAAGCGAATACCAAATTGTGTTGCTAATGGTAAATATAATATGGATGGAATTCCAGACAGATTTAAACTAGGCACCGGGCACGTTAAATTCTTTTATAATAAGCTATTGTATCTTAGGAAGAGATATGTTATCATATATGAAGAATGCATTAAACGGGGTTTTAATGTGCAAAATTATATTGAAGCTTGGAATGATGTACCCGAATATCTAATGAATGATTACGAAGTTAGATCAAATGATGCAAAAATAATTAGAGAAAGAATAAACGAAAGACTAAACAAATAAGAACATTTTTAAATAAAGCATATGACAGAGGATATTTTAACTAAACAGGACTAAACATGAAACACAAGTACTACATTAAAAAACAAACATTGCGAAACGGTACGGACCGATATGCCGCATACGTTGGTACCCAGGACGGTACATCATTATTTAAGCGGTTCATCCGCATGATCACCTTCACATCTCCAACCATCATCAAAAGCATTGGCTTTAAGGGTTTAGTTTGGTACGAAGACGATCCAACATATTTCGATACAATTGATTTAGCTAAGAAGGCAATTGATGTACACAAGTACAAAACTGACGATAGCTATTGGAAGCAAGTCGAATTTGAAATGGCATACGACGTCCAAGATGATCTATCCGTTACATTGAAAATTAACAACTAACATACACTAATATGAAAGCAAATTTATATTACACAACCCCAGATCAAGCTGTTTTTGACGAAGTCATGGCAAATTCTATTTGCATTTGGGAAGAGAACCATTCCGACGAATATGGATATGTCACTGAAAAGGTGAAGTACATCAAGGACGTCAATAACGTTGAAAACAATATGATGGTCGTTATATCACGCTTTGACATGGGTAACCAAATACTACTGAGTAGCAAATTATGTGCGGAAGCACGGTTAGCTATTTGTGAACGGTTAACCGCATGTGGTATGCCTGATCATTTCAACGTATTCATGCAAGACCAGTAGCATCGTGAGACGCTAACGATCGAGGGTTATTGTAATACTTATAAGATAGACCTGCCTGGAATCTGTCCTGGTATGGCGGTCTCCGCTTAGGTTATTATCGGTGGGCGATTGCGAAATAAGTTGACGAATGTTTTACCATGTCAATTTTATTGCTTATATTTACATATAATAATTAAACACACACATTATGCAAAACAAATTTACAATAGGTTATCTACGAGGCGAGATTTATCGCATGCCGTTTCATATGAACGAAAGTTGGAATGCAAAAGTTGAAGCATGTACGAACAATGCCGAATTATTAAGCTTGATAGTTAGCGAAGCGACGATCAGTGAAAAGGATTACTTGCTCAGTATCATATTGACCGCGAATGTGGCAAGTGGTAGCGAGGGTCCAATTGTTAATCTTATACCAAAACGATACTAATTATGTTAAGTAAAAAACGAACAATGGACGAGCTTAGACAAACAAAAACGTTTACGCGTCCAAGACCAACTCAATTGGAACAAGATGAATCTGATTGGCAAGCTGCAACATGCGACGCTGCGTTTACGTTAACATACTCGCAAGAATTATTTGATGAAGCCATTGATGCACATTTGGAGCAAGTCGAGAATCAGGACATTACGCCCAAATCCCTACTCAGTATTGGATTCAGCGAAATATATCAGGAACCGGAACCAGGTGCACCAGGATTTATATACTATACATTCGATCGACATGGATTAGATCTAACGTCAACTGATGTTGGCGGTCTTGAACCGTTCCATGTTGTAGATTCAACTGGATTCGTGGTAGTCAACTTTTCTAAATTGAAGGCGTTAGTTAAAGCCTTAGTAGAATTAGAATAATATTAGTGGCAAATAAGGGAGTGGCGAAACTGGGAAACGCTATACGCAAATAAGAGAGATAAGGCTAACAAATCCTTATCGCGCAGGTTCGAGTCCTGCCTCCCTTACAACATTCCAAATTGTTAATAACTTATTGAAAATAATTGCATAGGATTGTTCCGGTTAAATTATTATGCTTATATTTAACTATAACAAATTAAACAAACCTACTATGACTTACGCACAAATCGTTAAAGCAATTTCAACCGCAGATCTTCCAATCGAGCAATTACGTAGCCTAAACATCTTGGTTATCGGCTCAATTAAAGCGAAGAAATCAACATCTGATCGTTCAACTAAAGCACTACTAAGAGTTGGAATGAAAGTTGGAATCGATCACAAAAAATGTAGAAATACCGACTTTGTTATTACGAAGATCAATAGCACTAAGATAGTCGCTGTAGATGATGCTGGTAACAGTTACAATGTTCCAGTTAGTATGTTGATATTTTAATTGAAAATAAGTACATAAAAGTTTTTTTATGTCAAACTTAATGCTTATATTTAACTATAACAAATTAAACAAATCAACTATGACTACTACCTACCAGATCACAACAAAATTCGACCAAACATTTATCATCGATGCTAATCAGTATGGATTACTCGCTGAAGGTGCTCATGTACCAGTTCAGTCATTAGGTCACGATATTTCATTGGACCAACACGTTAAACGAATCGTTCAGATTGACACAGACGAAACTAGGTATATAACGTACGAAGTTGAAGAGACGGAGACAGCACACTACCAGGGCAAGATTGGTTTTTATCAGCACAAAGTTAATCAGGCTGTCGAACAGCTAAACACAAAGCACCTTGCTTTTTATTCATCAAAGCTGGAACGCCTTATAAATCTTGAAGTTAAACGCCAAACAGTTATCAATCGAATGGCAGAGCAAATGGAATCAATAATCGGACCAGCGTCATAATTGTAGCTCGAGACTAAATGATTATATTTACTTATACAAATTAAAACTTACACATTATGAACGATTTCATTTACATAAACGGCGACAAGTACAAGGTGATTACAGTTAACAGATTCACAAATGGAGTTAACGAACCATACGACGTATACGAACTAGTAGAATAATATTAAAAATGGTATCAATCAAACACCTCCCCGTGGTGATACTGGAAATTGGAAGCTATTAGCGGGAAGAGAATAGTCCATCAAAACCAAGTTTGAATATTAGGTAACTGAAGAATACTGGCTCGATTCCTACTGGGATCACTTAAATTAATTTGAAAATAGTTAACATAAAGTTTTTTTATGTCAAACTTAATGCTTATATTTAACTATAACAAATTAACAATAACTAAATACCTACCACATGGAAAATCACAATCTCAACATCACAACATTAGAAACACAGGTACTAACTGAACTAATACAAGGATTATACGCTGAGCCTGGATTCAGCGATGTTTCAGATGCAGATCTAGTTAGACAAACTGGAATTCCAGCTAAATCTATTAGAGGAGTTCTTGGTAGCTTAACTAAGAAAGGTATCATATTCCAATTAACAGCAAGGGAATTGGGTATCGATGATCCATACTGCGATTTCAAAACCATCGTATATTTAGATGATGCTCACCATAACCTTCACCCAGAATGGAAACAACACATATAAAATCAATATGAAAAATGATATCCAAATTGGAGATTCAGCACAATATATCGTGCCATGCTCCTCAACCGCAAGAAACTACGTCAATGTTGAAGTAGTACTGGTTCACGATGGAAATTTTCCACTCGTTGAATTGAACAACGGCCACTCGGCTAGATGGAACGGACGAGATTTTGAACTCGTAGATCTACCATCAACACTTGAATTTATAAAATAACTATTATGGAAAATGCAGCAACTCGATTAGTCGAAGACATTATATCTGCAAACGCAGTGAACGACACATTTGTATCAGTTGATCATGACGATCGAGACATCAACATCTGGCTAAGTAGAGTCAGTAGAAAATGGGTACTAGAAATAGATGGATCGGTTATTGCAACGCATAGGGACGTAGCAGTTGTCGTAAACAAGTTGGTTGATATGAAACTAATTTGAAAATAAGTTCACTATAATTTTCCCGTGTCAAACTTAATGCTTATATTTACATTTATTAATTAACATATCAAACAACATTATGGAAACAGAATTAACATTATTTTTAGACATGCTAGGTAAAGCATCTGGTATTGGATTAGTATTAGCTCCAACAATATTTGGTTTCATGGTTTGGAACAAGCTAAACGTTAAGAGCAATCCAAAGATCAAATCTCTCGAGGCTGCTGATAAGACGATCGTTGAAAGTACAAACGAAGCACTAGCAATTATTCTTGACAGAATGGACGCAATCGAACATACAATATCTGATTTGGATATTGAAAGAAAGCCAATCTCTGGATTTAAAGCAGATAAATAATATGGAAGATCTATCTAACGCAGAATTATACGAAATTCGAGAATTGATCTGTGAAGAAATGGCTAGAACTGGTTCAAATTTGAACGAACATTTATCTTCGGCGCTACGCAAATTATCTAGTAACTTCATAACAAAAAAAGATTAATATGAAAAAACGATGGATTAGTACAATGACTCGAACGTCATCTGAACCAAGTGGTCAAACTGGATCTACACCGCCAGAAGTTGATCAATTTGAATATGAATCGACTGATTTAGAACAAATAGCCGATCGGTTTGACGCAATTCAAACACATGCCGGCAGGGTTGGTAAGCAGGATTTAGAGCTTAGTCAATTAAGTTTTGAATGTGGGCGCATTTATGCAGACCTTAAGGCGATAAACTCCGATTTACGACAAATTCTTAGTACAATAAAATCAATATAACCAATCAACAAAATATGACAGTATTAGACGTGTACAGCAATATGGTTTCAATGGTATGGCCAGACTCAGAAGTAGAAACTATTCTTAAATCGGACTTTATTAGATTGTACGGCAGCAGCCCAATCAGTAATTATCATACTTTAAATTGTTAATAACTTTTAAAAATAAATGATCAATTGTTTTCCGGTTGGGAAAATATTGCTTATATTTATACTATAAATAACAAATTAACACTAACTAAACCTACGCAACATGCAAAATCAAGCAAAATCAGGAATCAACTCATCATCAATCGTTTTGATTGTATTCGTTATCTTGAAGTTAACAAACCTAATTTCATGGTCATGGACATGGGTTCTATCGCCAATCTGGATTCCAATTCTATTGGTCGTATCTGTTGTAGCAATTGCAGCTGTAGCAAGTTTTGTATATAGTAATTTCATAAAGTAAACAATCCAATTATGACAATCAAATCACAAGTATTAGAATACGTTGCAACAAAACGTGGAGCAACATACACTGAGATTATAACCTTCGTTTGTAAGTTGAATGGTATTACATACGACTATCGCAAAAACAGAGGATATTACAGCTCAGCATTTAGTTCATCTGCCAATCCATATTTCCTAACTGGAAAAGACAGACTATCCAAATTTTGGGATGGCAAATACTACGCAGTTTTCGGAAAAACAAAGGCCTAGATAATGTATCATAATGTTAACAATCTAGTAACATTGAATTAATACACTTCGGCTAGCCAATCATATTTATATTCATATGAAACAACACACAAAAATAGACGTTAGCGGTTTTTTATACGTAGCAATAATGTTGACTGCATATATATTAGGCCTGTAGAATTAGATTGTTAATAACTTTTGAAAATAAATGTAAAAACGTTTTCCGGTTGGGAAAATATTGCTTATATTTATACTATAAATAACAAATTAACACTAACTAAACCTACTTATTATGAGCAGAACTAAAAAACCAAATCAATTCATTTACGGAATCGAAATTACAAAGCCACATTCAAGCGAAATGTACAGCCACAACGATACAGTTGCTGATAACATGAAGACAATTATTATGGAATTGGGTGGTAAACTTCGCAAGTTAGCCGATGATGAAAGCAATCCAAGTTCGGAAACAGCATTTAGAAATGTGGTTGCTACAATGTGCTACAGATTCGGAGAAGGTTTCACATTAGACGATATCTTCAAGGAATTCAGTAGAACAGTTTCTGATTCTGAAAACTGGTTCATGAACGAATCATACGGAGATTTACATAGCGATGGATTAGTTCCGACATTGGAAGTTGGAATGGTTGGTCACGGTAATATTAGCTATGTCTAGGGAAGAATACATTGCAATGCGCAATTCAAGTAATTTGAATGTGCAATTGCTTTTTTCGTATTTTGTCAAAAACGGCGGAGACAGTAACTATAATATGTTTATGATGGCATTGCGATCTATGGACATATCAAGTATTACTAAGCACCTCGATAAGGAATTCAGCCTATCAATTTTATCGAGTAAAGAAGGAACATTCATAAAAGCATACTAACATGACAGAATGGAAATTAACTAGATCACGAGACGGTTTAACCAAACTATCTGATCAAATTGGATTTATATCATGGAAAGACGACGACACATTCGATGAACTTATCATCGGTATCGACGGCATAAAAATTGGTAGAAGTCTAATACTCGGTCCATTTACAAACGAATATGTTTGGCAGACCACCGTCATAAACACAGTTCAGTTTGGCGTTGATGGATCACTAACGATCGACACACTCAATTCAATATACACCCTAGAAAGACAAGACTAATGAGAATTTGGCACATAAGCGATACTCACACGTATCATGGTCACTTGAATATACCATCAGATATTGACATGGTGATCTTTTCAGGAGACTGTTCGAACCCTAGAAATCAATATGCAAATGAGCCTGAGGTTCGTTCGTTTATAACATGGTTTAGTAGTCTACAAATCAAGCACAAGATATTCGTTGCTGGAAATCACGACTCAAGTATCGAATATGGACTTGTCGATAGGGACCTATTCAAGGCAAATGGTATCGTCTATTTGGAAAATGAATCAGTAACGATCGATGGTATTAACATATGGGGATCACCGTTCTCTCCAACATTCGGAGACTGGTCGTTCATGAAAAATCGATCAAAATTAAGTCGACTTTGGGCTGAAATTCCAGATAACACGAACATTGTTATTGTGCACGGACCACCTAAGGGCATATTGGACCTATCAACTGATAGATTCGGAGCATTAGAATACTGTGGATGTTCGGCTTTAGCAAAACGATTATTGACTGTTCGTCCAAAACTAGTATTATTTGGACACATTCACAATTGCGAAGGCATAATCAATGCTGGAACAAAAACGATTGCAGGAATCGACACACTTTATAGTAACGGTTCATGCGTAAAAGACGGAAGATTTGGCAAGAATACTGGCCAAGGTAACATTTTAACATACGCAAAATGATCGAAAAAATAATGGGAATAATCATAACATTGTTTGTAGCAATATTTATGATAACAATTGGGCTCGACCTAATTAGTGAACCGAATACAACTAAGAATATCGCCGGATTCTTAGTCGTACTTTTAACAATTTATTCCGGTATTAAATTAATCAACAGGTAGTTATATGAAAAAGCAAATTTTATTAGTATTAGGGGTAGCAACGTTATTGTTATCTTCATGTGGATATGAGCGTATTGACGCAGGACACGAAGGAATTAGAGTTAATCTATATGGAAATGAAAAGGGAGTGCAAAACGTAACAGCAGTTACTGGAGCAGTTTGGTACAATCCATTCACGACAGAGGTATATGAAGTACCAACGTATGTTCAAAACGCAGTTTACACTAAGCAAGACACTCGTCATTCCGATGAAAATGAGGAATTTAGAATAACGACGAGTAATGGACTAGTTGTTGCATTCGATGTATCTATAAACTATTATACTCCAGCTGAAAATGTTGTAAGTATATTTAAGAAATATCGTCGACCAATTGGAGAGTTAGAAAAAACGATCGTCAAGAACTATATGCGTGATGCGTTTAACTCAACAGCTGCAAACTATTCAGCTTCGGAATTATATGAGCGTCGTAATGACTTCCAAACTGAGTCAGAAAATGCGATTAGAACGATTCTCGAGCCAGAAGGATTTGTCATCGAACAAGTTGTATTATTAAATGAGTTGAGACTTCCAAAATCGGTTGTGTCGAACATCGAAGCGAAGGTTAATGCTACTCAAATGGCATTACGTAAGCAAGAGGAATTGGCTCAAACTACGGCAGATGCAGAGAAAATTGTTGCAGAAGCAGAGGGAGATGCGAAAGCTATGCGAATTAATGCAGAGGCCGAACGTTATGCTTTCCAGCAGAAAAACACAGCATTGACCGATCTATTGGTTCAACAACAGATGATCGAGAAATGGGATGGTAAATTGCCAACATACGGCGTAGTACCACAGTTATTTAAGTCCGTAACCGGCAAATAACAGTATAGCTGTTGATGGTACCAGCAAACTAAGGTCTTTAGTTGGGTTTTCCACCCATAATTAAAGTTAGACAACCATCACCCGGACCCTTAGCTCAGTTGGTTAGAGCAGAACACTCATAATGTTAAGGTCACTGGTTCGAGTCCAGTAGGGTCCACTCAACAATAATTAGCACCATGTATATTTATTAATGAACAGATTTAAACCATGGAGCAAAAGATGAAAAAGATTAAGGCGGCATTATGTATATTCATGTTATTATCGACAGTATGTACCGCACAGACAACCTATATATCAGATGTGACCAACCTGTATGATTGGAATGGTATGGCTTATCAATTAGATGAATCATTCAAATCTGAAGTTGCATTTACAATCCACGAAGAGTACATAGAAGTAATGTTAAACGATACCGAGATTATTCATACTTGGTGGGTATTGATTCCAGAATGCGATGATGCATATGACTGTTACATAACAGACGGAGATAAATCCAAAATTTGTATATTCCATGAGGAAAAGTCAATTGTTTTTTGGACAGTTGAAGATGAAAATGGCCAGTACCTTAAGGCCATCGAATTGGCAAATATATTAATTATAAAATAGTTGATATAATATTTTTTTATGTCATTTTAATTGCTTATATTTACTTATAACAATTAAACATATCAACTATGAGCAATTCAAACAAATGGGTAATTTTCGATCTAGATGGCACCCTAGCACTTATTGATGATCGACGATCCTTTAGCACAAAGGACAATGGGAAGATTAATTGGACTAAGTTTTTTGATCCAAATAATATCCAAATGGATAAGCCCAATAATCCAGTCATAATCATGGCACAAACACTCAAATCACAAGGTTTCAATATTGCGATATTTTCTGGTCGATGTACTGGAACAAAGGACACTACAACAAAATGGCTTGATAAATTCAATGTACCATTTGACAGTATCACAATGAGACCACTAAATTCATTCACACCCGACGATAAGCTCAAATCAGATTGGTTCGACGCTAAATTTCCAAATCAATCTGATGTACTATGTATATTCGATGATCGCGATAAGGTCGTGAAAATGTGGAGAGATAGAGGATTAACGGTTATGCAAGTCGCTCCTGGTTCATTTTAACATTAATAGACATTCAATATGAAAGCAATACATAAATTCAACAACGGGTATGGCGCTACATTATGTAACCAATGTCGCTGCATTATCGGTAGAGGATTACATAACGCAGTTTTATGTGAAAATTGCATTAAAAAACAACAAACTAACACGGACAAAACTATGACACAAGATGAAAAGATATTATTAGATTGGTACGGACAAGGTTGGCACGACGAATTATGGGGTTGGGCAGATGCAAACATCAAATTTATTGCAGATGAATATTTGCCGGCATATAAACTAGGCCGGGATCATGCAATATTGGGAGATGAATCTGACCTAATTGAATCTATGGCAGATCGGGCTATTCTGAAACAAATACTCAAACGCAGTGATCGTTAGAAATTGTTAATAACTTATTGAAAATAATCACATAGGATTGTTCCGGTTAAAGAATAATGCTTATATTTAACTATAACAAATTAAACAAACCTATTATGATGATAATTGTAGAATGCATAGATCCAGGCGTATGGAAGAACCATTTGACATTAGGTTCAAAGTACAATGTAATTGCATTGGACGAAGATGTTTACCAGCTTATAGATGATAGTGGAGAGATAAACTACTACTTTATAAATAGATTCAACAAACTAAAACAAGACTAAGATGAGTACTGAAATACTATTAGCGAATTTATTAAGTCTAGTACCAAAACGATTAGCTAATGATTTAGCTAGACTGATTGATGTTCGTATTAAGGAGCTTACTAACAAGCGAGTAATAGAAGAGTTGGAGAAGCAATTAGAAAATTACTTTAATCAAGAAGTAGAAACCTACCTATCAGATAATCTTAAAAATAGAATCAAAGAACTAAAACAAGAGTAAGATGGATAGAGAAAGACTAGGAAAGATAAATACAATTACAATGGAGCTAAACGATTTACTTCAAGAGCACGAAATAAAGAATAAGGATTCGTTTTTAAGTGGCGTATCAAGTATTATATGTCAACTAGACACCGATATTGCTATTGAAGTAATGGAATCCTTTGGTGAGGAAGGTAAGAATGAAGCACTTTCAATTAAAATTAATTACGGATACTAAACAAGACTAAGATGGCGATAGATATACACGAAGAAGCTATAGAGCTAATGATCAAATGGGATCAGACATACCGTATGGATAATCAGATATCTCTAGATGAATACTTAGCAGAGTATAGTGTAATAATGCATGTAGAAGACATAGAAGCTGGATGGAACCTCTTCTATAGGCTAAAGGGAAATAAACGGAATATATTGCATGACAGGTTATTAAATACAATACACCAGCCATCGACTTCAACTGAAGCTAAAGAGCTCCATAGTTACTTAGTTAAAATATACGTAGACCAGTATGTAAGAGAAATGCTTACAGAGGAACTTGAAAACGTAGTAGAGGTAGCAGAACACCATAGGAAAGCCTCATCGGTTATAAGCCATGCTAAGTATAGAATAGAAGAGCTCTCTCGAGATCATTTTGACAAATAGAGATTGTTAATAACTTTTGAAAATAAACAGTCCAAGATTGTTCCGGTTAAATTATTATGCTTATATTTACTTATAACCAATCAAACAAACCTACTATGGAAAACAATACAGAATCAAACACATCTGAATTTATAATGGCTCATTGGAGTGCATTGGACTCAACATCAATTGAACGGTATTTTAGCGATCGATCAGAGGCGCTTATACAGCAATTAGCTGACGATTCGGATCAGCTTCCGATTCAAGCGGAAACCAACGATAAATTAGACGCTGATATTATGCATGATATGTTATGTAAAGATATCGCATTTACTCGAGACAGAATTAGAGCATACTCTAGCATATTGGAGACCGATTTAGAATACTACATTAGAAAAATCCTTATTTCCGATCTCGCTGATGCAAAGAAACGATTAATTATGCTAGTCGATCAAATGCACAGTTAAATAGAAATTGTTAATAACTTTTGAAAATAATGTTAAATTTATTTTCCGGGTTAATCGATTATGATTATATTTAACTATAAATAACAAATAACAAATAACAAATAACAAATAACAAATGACCAAATTACGAATATTCATTGACCTAGATGGTGTATTGGCAGATTTTGCATTACTCGCATCAGCTCACCCAAACTTTACAGGGGATGGACATTGTCCAGATTTAGACCTCGATTTTTCGATATTACAACCTATACCCGGAGCTAAGTTAGCTGTTCAAGCTTTACTTGATTCCGGTCATGACCTGTTGATCGCTTCTACGGCTCCTTGGGATAACCCAAATGCTTGGACGCAAAAGCGATTATGGGTAGCAGATCACTTTCCACAATTTAGAAAAAAATTAATATTGACACATAGAAAAGATCTATTGATCGGAGACATACTAATCGACGATCACACTTGGAATGGAGCTGGAGATTTTAGTGGAAAACTAATCCACTTTGGCACTGATCAATTCCCAGACTGGACATCAGTTGTAGATCACGTTAATATATTAGCAACCAACTAAATCATATCAATATGAGGAAACGCAGTCACAAATACAAAATCGGAGACGATGTTCAATTTAGATATATGGATGGTACCATTAGGTACGGTGAGGTTACTCGCATAGGTTACGCTGGAGATAACTGGGATCATATCCCGACTGACTTCTCTGCAATGATATATACTATTACAGTTATAAATAACGGGGATATCCGGGGCTACATGGTGTACCCATGCGTCGGAGAGGCTAGAATAATATCGGCAAATGGCCAATTAATTAAATCGTGTAAGTATGGATCTAATTATACAACAGTTAAGGCTAAGCCATCTAAGCGTAAAAAACTCAAAAAGAAACCTTCCGTTAAATCTTCTGCGACAATTGTATTAAAGAAAGCTGTTCCACGTAAGCGTAAACAAACTGATTTAGATTTAGCTATTAAGAAACAACAACGTTTTATAGACGGAAAAACAAAATAATATGGGTGCAAACAAACAATATATCAATATTGATACAATCAAATGTGCTTGGACAATCAATGGTGCTGAAGGAATATCAAATCTATATACGATGTCTGAAACAATTATAATGTGCGACAATGAATCTAGGTATATTGGAGAGATCATGGAAAAGCAATTGACCATTGAAGACAAGCGTCATTTGATTCATATATACATTGATGCCTACCTATTTGAAAATAATTCAACAAAATAATGAAAATAAGTTGAAAAACATTTTACCGAGTCAAAAAATATTAATATATTTACAACATAATTATTTATTACTAGTTATTATATAATATCTATTAATATCCTAATAACATTAATATATCTGAAAATAATATATTAATAAATACAGCTTCGCTGTAATTACAATCAATAATTCAAATTAACAATCAAACCAAAACAATTAAACTATGTCAAAGACATTCAAAACCAACGTAGATCATCAGTCAAAATTTAACCCTTCAAAGTATGGTAAAACATGGGCAACAATAGATTTTGAACTAGCACATGGACCTAAAGCATTACATCCAATTGCTCCAGCTACTCAACCAATTATTGGTACTCTATTAATTGCAGGCAAACGAGTTGAAATTACGTTTACAGAGTCAAATAAGATAATGGAAACATTAATGGATGCTCAGACACAATATAATGTCGCCAAGAGAATGGGACAATTGGAGTCAGGTACTGGAACGTATAGAGGCTAATATATGTTTATATTAGGACTAATTGTAGGTGCAACAGTTGTAACCGCAATACATTACGTATTAAATCGACGCATTAAAACTCGATTGGGTGATAAATTACTTATTAATGACTTGTTAAGGAAGGAGTTGAATAAGAAGGACTAACCCTCCGGTAGAAATAATTTTTGTATGTGTATAAGGGCTCAATTTAATTTGAGCCCTTATATTTATAATAGATCAAGACAACTGGTCTATTAATTTACATTAAACATATTATATCATACATATGAACAGCGAAGAACAAATAGACGACACTGAATTTATTAATGCGGCATTTGATACAACATATTTACTATTTATTGGTGAAATGAGTATTGAAATGTTGATGAATTCGTCTGAAGTTGAAGTACCAACATTATATGATCCATATAGCCTAGACAAATTAGAGTTTGTTGATATATTACGCGATATGTTGGATCATTATGAAGTTACCGAAGAATATGAGCGATGCGCAAAAATATTCAAACTAATAAATAATGAACCTGAACATGAAGCAATTATCGCTGAATTGGTAATTGACGAACCATATTATGGAACTGAAGATATACCAGATATTCAACCTGATATGCAATCAATTGACCAGCTAATCGCACAAGCTAGCACAATAGATAATAAGCTTAACGATGTTACTGACCTTGAAATATGGAGCATATTATCAGATGCTGATAAATCTATATTCAACGGTGATATTGTTGCATTTTGTAAATGGGCAGAATTACTTGATAAAAAAACACGAGATGATTACATCGAACGATTATTAGACGATGGACCATTAATACCAGATCAACCTCTATACAATAATATAGAACACGAACAAATTACAGATGATATCATAGACAACTACGCAGATTCATCTGAAGAAATTAATTATCATGACAATATTGTAATATCGTATCTTGATAAATATACAATCATAAGTCACACCAATTTGACCAAACTAACTAATTTACAGATAAAGTTTGCGCAAAACGGCATAATTGATATGTCGATTAGACAAAAACCAAATCCATCCGGACAAGGTATCATATACAGTTTGATATATGATTCATCACAAAAACATATCCCCATTAGCTGGAATTGAAAACTCCTAGGGAAATTGTAGGTAAAGTATCATCTGCATCCCGAAATGTGGCTTACAGCAAAATTTGTGATCAATGGGAACAATTCGGAACATGGATCAGCTTCATTGTTAATCAATGGCTGTAGTGAAATTAAATATAACTAATAATTTCACTATATTTAAAATAAAATAAACAATAGGAAATAGTTATGGCAAACGAAGAAAATACATACGATTCATATTACAAGCCTGGTACCAGATGGAACGAAAGTCCGGATAGATTATACAAATATATGGAATGTAAACTATGTGGCGGATATGACAGAGTTGGAGAGAACGCAACTGCAGTAACATGCCAACATTGTGTCGCTGATATGGTTGATCCACCAGAAACATCTCAACATAAACGTCAAGAAGATAAAAAACCTGCTGGATGGCACTGGATGGCGGTTTACGTTCACGGTGATGGTACAGTTTATCATAAGGGAACTGAACAACCTGATCTTAAGGGTACACTTGATAAAACAGTCATAGCGCCAAAAGTTAGGTTATCCAAGAAAGAAAAGGACAGATACAAATATGAGGCTGCCCTAAAAATAAGCAAGTTAAAGAAAAAACTGGCAACACTTCGTTGGAAAAAAGATAAGAAAATAGTTCAAGCAGAAATAAAATATTTTTCTAGAATAGCCGTTGGAAAATTCCCAGAAGGATTCAAAGAAAAACTTTTTGCTGAATAATTTTTTTATGTCAATTTTTTTTCTTATATTTAGCTATAACAAAAAATACAACGAGGAAAATTGATGGAATATGATAAATTAGTATATGTACGTGGTTCATTATCAAAGGAAGCGCAACGAATTGAATTTGCGGTAAGTAACGACTTATCAATAACTGAATTCAAGCGAACCTGTAAACGACTGGCATATGCTTTAGGCTATAGTACATCATTGGTCGATACTCATTTCGGAAACGATACTGAAAAAGGCAACATCAAGCAATTACAAATTTTATTCGATTAATATGAAAAAATTATTGTTTATCTTTCCATTATTTGCATTTACTTATCCAACCGCTGATATTGAAATTGTTCCGATTAAATTAGAACAGATTCATATAACAGTGGTTGAACTTGACATTCCAAGTTTAGCTAATGCAATAATATTCGTAGAATCTTCAAATAATGATTCTGCATATTGTAAAGTAGAAGACGCTGTAGGTTGTATGCAAATTAGGCGAACAATGGTAAGAGATATCAATAGGATATTAAAGACTCAGCGCAAGCAACACAGATACAAATATAAAGACAGATGGAATAGATTAAAATCAATTGAAATGTTTAACATATACATTGAGCATTATGGTTTAGATACATCTGAAGAAATTGCTAGAGCCTGGAATGGTGGTCCGAGAGGATATAAGAAAAGCGCAACAATCAAATATTGGAATAAAGTAAAAAAATGGTTATGAAGACAAACGAAGAAAACTTATTAGAAAATTGGAACAGACTAATGACAGTTATAGATACTGAATTTAGTGGTACAAGGCGAGATAATATCAAGCACATGTATGAAACATTAGAAGAGCGAATGATTGCTGCTCCTGCATCAGGAATAGAACATTATCATAATTGCTTTGCTGGTGGATATGTAGATCATGTATTACGGGTATTAAATTGTTCTATTAAATTACATGGTGCATGGAGTAGTATGGGTGCAAATGTTACTGGTTATAGTCGCGAAGAACTATTATTTGCAGCATTGAATCATGATTTAGGAAAGGTCGGAGATTTACTTAATGATTACTATGTACCAAATCCATCAGATTGGCACAGAAAAAATCAAGGTAAAATATATGACATCAATCCTGAAATCCAGAATATGTCAGTACCACATAGAAGTTTATGGTTATTACAGAACTTCAATATCAAATACTCTCAAAATGAAATGATTGCAATAATGATACACGATGGAATGTATGACGATGGAAACGTTTCATACTTTAAATCATATGACAAGCATAGAAAAATGCACAACCATATGCCATTATTATTACATCATGCTGACCATATGGCTAGCCAAATTGAATACGAACATTGGAAATCTAATCAGGGTGTTACAGCAAGTATGACAAATACACAAAAGTCAGCAGTAGCAGCCACAGCTCATAAACCTAAGAAGGTTACTGGAAAAGTATCTACATCAGAATCGGATGCACAGGAACTGTTTAAGGGGTTATTCGGAGACTCATAATGGAATATATGTTATGTACCATTATACTAATACTTACATTAGTTGTTATAAACCTAATTCGAAAGTTTGACCAATCACAAGATACGGTTGAACAAATTGAACTTGAACAAAAATCTATTTTATTAAACTTAAATAATACGTTTGATAATCTAAGAGAAATTGATTCAAAGGGTGGATTCGCTAGTGATGATGAGGTAGGACAAATATTTGATGCAATTAAAGATGAAATTAATGGCTTAGAGGCAATATATGGAAGTAATGATGAGTAAGAGTCCAGTCGATATATTTTATGACAATTTACCAATGTACGAAGAAGAATTGGAGATATTATTAAATCCAAACGTTGTTCGTAGAGGTAGAAAGCGTAAAAATAAAATGTATTTTACGCCAATAACTGAAAAAGCAATTATCGCATATAATATTGAACCATCAAAAATTAAACGTGACAGATTATATAACGCACACATACATTATTCAATGTGGAAGTTAACGCAAAATATAATTAATAGGTTTAGATTTCCATATATGGATGGAACAACTGAAGATAAGCAATATGAAGTTATGGGATTTGTTTTACAAAAATTGAATAAATTTACAGCTGAAAAAGGTAAAGCATTTTCATATTTTAGTATTGTTGCAAAAAATTATTGCATTCAAACAAATAATAAAGCATACGCTAGATTGAAAACTAAAGATGATGTATTATCTATAGATAAAAATAGAAATATTGTTAATGAAGTTGGAAATACTGAACGATTGGCTGCAATAAAAGAATTTATGGATACGTTTATAGATTATTATGAACGAAAAGTTGAAACAATATTTACTAAACAGTATGAGCGTAGAATAGCATATGCAATATTGGAATTGTTTAAACAACGTGAAAACATTGAAAAATATAATAAGAAAGCGCTATATTTGTTAATACGTGAAATGACAAATGAACGCACACAAGATATATCTAAGGTTGTTAACATCATAAAGAAAGAATATATTGAAAAATACAATATGTATGAAGACAAACTTAGTTAAAACATTGTTATGTAACATATAACGATCATAGGCAATATTGCCAACAATAAATACAAGGAGAATATAATATGGATTACGTTTTTAAGTACGCAGAAGGATTTTTATCTGGATTATTCGGATTACTTATGTCAATTTTACCAATTGCAATTTTATTTCAGGTTTTAACCGGAGGAGTTGTTTTTGGGATGGATGTTATTGGAAACATTAGCACAATCATTAGTTACATTGGTAATGGCGGATTTGTCGGCTTAGTAACACTAGTTGTTGTTATGTCGTTCTTTGCTAACCCAAAGAAGACTAAAAAATAGATTACATACCAACATATTGTTGATAATTAACCCCAATCTTTTGATTGGGGTTTTTTTGTTTCATATATTTATATTAAACAAAGGAACAGTACAATGGAACAAGGTGATGACATATTCGAGGGTAAGACATTTTCCGGATTAATGAAGAATATATATGATAATTCGATCCGAAAAGAAGCCCAAATAGCTGAACTAATTAAGCAATTGCAACCAATGATTAAGAACATCGGAGATGCAACAATATTAGTGCCAATAATAAAAGACTACTTAGATGTAGCAGTTAAAAATGACGACCATTTGATTAAGATGGCAGCAATAGTTCAACGTGCAGAAGGCAGATCATCGTCGAATGCTAGTGGTGGAACATTATTGACGCCTGAAGAAAAGAAACAACTATTAGATGCAGCAGCTGAAATGGAAGACAAATAATGGCTGGAGTAGTTTGGAACGATAATACGCTACATGATGGATATTCATCATCAAAAACATCAAGTAAGCAGCCGAATGGATATTCATTGGGAATTGTCGCATCACAAGCCACTGATGGAATTGGTAGTGTAACATGTAAACTATTGCGTCAATCTGGCGAAATACAAACAATAGTAGCTCATCCAATCGACGCAAACAGTTTCACAATGCCATTAATAAATGAATCAGTATTTTTATTCAACAGTTCACACGATTCAGACTGGTACTATACTGGCATCCTCAACAACACATCAAACATCGGATATATGTTAAATGATAAAATAACAATATTAGATGACGGTGAACCACCAGAAGAAACAATCAAGAAGCAACCAACTGACAGGAATATAATTACTCCTGGTCAAACAATATTACAAAGCCGATATGGTTCATCTATATTAATGGGAGCCAAACATGACGCAATACAGTCGGATTGGTCATTAGATGGCGAAGATGGAGAACCGATAATCATTATTAGAAATGGTAAATCAACTTCCCCAACAATCAAAGATGACAGCGCTCAAATTGTACTGACGTCTGATCAATCCATCCCAACATCGGCCAAAGCCCCACTCACATTTGAACGACCTGACCAATACGTCGGTAGTCAAGCTATAATCGAAGCTGATAGAATAGTATTCCATGCTAAAGCAGATAGTTTAGTTTTGTCTGCTGTAGATAATGTTGGAATATCAACAAATAGCTGGGCAGTTGATGTCGAAGTCCTCATGACACAAATCGAAGCGTTGACAAAGGCTATGATGGCGTTAACGATTCCAACTAGTCTTGGTCCTGGAATGCCAATAAATATAGCTGATTTTTCCAAAGTACTGATTGAGCTAAACAAGATGAAACAATAATATTGCAAACAGCTTAAAACCAATCCTATTAGATATTTATAATAAACATAGGAGTGAGCAATGACGAAAAAAGATTTGGTAAAAATTATCAAAGCGGTTGTACAACGAGAAGTTGAATCTGCTGTCAAAACGCAGATTAGCGAAATGATGGATACAACCCCACCAGTGAAAAACTATACGCAACAATTATCGCTTAATGACGCAATCAATGAGACAGCAACTGCAGCAGAGCCGGAATGGCCAACTATGCAAAACTTCACAAGTGATATGCGTTCACAATTTATGGCAATGAATAGTAATACACCTCATACGCCAGCTATGACTGACATTAATAATCGTCCAGTCGACACATCCAAACTTGATCCATCATTATCGTCTGCATTAACTAGAGACTATTCAGAATTAGTTAAACGATTCAAATAATGGCTAAGCTGGACGAACATATACACCGAATAAATCCTCTAGACTTAGAGGTTGATATTGCTATCGGCATCGGTCTTCCAATGTCTGGCGATAAATTTGGCACATTCAACCTAAATTATACGTCAAAGGAACAGATTATATCAAATTTGAAAAACCTAATATTGACAATGAAGGGTGAACGTGTTATGGAGCCTGAGTTCGGAACAAATATATATAGACTAATGTTCGAAACAGCTGACACAGTCACATTAAATAAACGAATCAGATTAGACATAACATCAAGTATCAAACGATGGATGCCTGGTGTACAAATATCGGCAGTCGATACAACCATGCTCGACCATACAATGAATATATCAATATCATTTGTAGTACCAAACTTCAACATATCAGACACATTTTCAATGGAAATAAATAGGGCATAATAATGGGCAAAGACATTAAATATATAAACAAGGACTTTAACAGTATAAAAGCTGAGTTGACGGCATACGCTAAAAACTATTTTCCGACAACGTATAATGATTTTAACTCTGCTTCACCTGGAATGATGTTCATGGAAATGACTGCGTACGTTGGTGATGTATTATCATATTATACTGATTATGCAATGAAAGAAAATATGATCCAGTATGCGCAAGAACGTAAGAATATATATGCGCTAGCACAGTCATTTGGATATAAACCTAAGATTAGTGCAGCCTCTATTGTATCATTAGACATATATATGGAAGTCCCTGCAACTGGTATCGGAGCTGATTCATTGCCAGACCTAAACTATGCTGGAATACTTGAAGCAGGATTGGTTGTTACTGGAATAAGAGGACAGCGATTTACCACACTAGATAGTTTGGACTTTGCATCTGAATCACAAACAAATAAGACAGAAATAACAATATCTAAATTAGACGAAGCTGGACAGCCAACGTACTATTTGCTCAAAAAACGAGTTAATGCACAAAGTGGAGAAGCAAAGGTTAAATCTGTTGTTATAGCCGATGCAAAAAAATATAATAAGATACTAATTGACGATGTCAATATAATTGGAATTGACAGTGTGGTTGATTCATCTGGCAATATCTGGTATGAAGTACCATATTTAGCCCAAGATACATTGTTTGATGAAAATGTAAATAGCCCAGCATTTGATCCAGAATTATCAGAACAATCGCAGGCAACTCCATACATAATGAGCCTGCGTAAAACAACACGTAGATTTATAACAAATGTTACACCAAAGAATAAACTAGAACTACAATTTGGAGCTGGAATATCATCAGATCCAGACATTGAGATTATACCAAGTCCAAGTAACGTTGGAATCGGATTACATGGTACAACTAATAAATTTGACCAAGCATTTGACCCATCGAACTTCTTGCATACTAATACATATGGACAAGTACCTGCAAATACAACACTAACAATAAACTATACAACAGGATACGGCTTATCAGGAAATGTAAATTCTGATGAACTAACAACTATTGCAGATGGTAAGGTTATTACATATAAAGTTGATGGATTAACTACTGCACTAAAAACAGAGGTAGCAGATTCAATCGCAGTATCGAATCCACATCCTGCAACTGGTGGAAAATCAGCTGAAACTATTGAAGAGATTCGCAACAATTCATTAGCATACTTTGCTACACAGCAACGAGCCGTAACAAGGGATGATTATATCATTAGAGCATATTCTATGCCACCTAAATTTGGATCAATCTCAAAGGTATGCATAACAAGTGATACTGTTATCGACAAGTCAACAAATAAAGAGATGCAGAATCCATTAGCAATGAACATGTATGTATTAGGATTTAATGCAAATAAGCAATTAACAAATTTGAATTCGACGACCAAAAATAATCTCAAAACATACCTATCACAATATAGAATGATGACCGATTCTGTGAATATTAAGAATGGATATATTATAAACATTGGGATAAACTTTAGTATCGTTGTCCTACCAGGTAGAAATTCAAAGTCAGTAATATTAAAATGCATTGGTGCATTAAAGAAAAAACTATCAATCGACAAAATGCAATTCAACCAACCAATTATCACAAAGGACCTAATCTTATTATTGGCTAGCGTTGATGGTGTACAATCGGTAATGGGAGTTGACATTACAAATAAATGGAAAACCAGCGATGGTTATTCTGGAAACAAATATGATCTAAATGCAGCAAATCAAAATGGCATTATTTATCCATCAATCGACCCAGCTGTATTTGAGGTGAAATACCCTGATGTTGATATTAAAGGCGAAGTAGTAACGTACTAGGACAAACATGATATATACAGTATACCCATATAAAGATACAACAATTTATCAGCATAGCAATAAGCTGAATGCTGGAATTGACGAAATTCTGGAGCTAACAAAGCATGTTAAAACACCAGAAATAAATGGTATAAACAACTCCAGAATATTATTAAATTTTGACATAGCAACATTCAAATCTGAATCGGCTATTCCAACTGTTGCAACGTTGAAACTATTCACGGCAAATGTGTCTGGTATAATTAATGACTATAATGTTAGACTAGCCCCAATCGAGGCAGCATATAAAGATTGGACAATGGGTACTGGAAAAACAATACATAATCCTCCATCTGAAGATGGTGCTTCTTGGGCATATAGCGACGATGCATTGGGAGCATGGACAGCTGGAAATCCTGAAGCACTTAATTTTGTCGACATACCGAAGCTTGTAACAGACTCAACCGACATATCATCTAATGTAATTGGCGCATATAATATGCATTCTGGATCAAACGACATTAGTTTAGTCGCATACCGTCACGGTCAAGAGGCTAGCTCAAAATCATATGGATCAATTAGTTATTTTTCAAATGAAACCCACACAATATATCGTCCAAAACTAAATTTGGAATGGGATGATTCAACATATGCAACCGGATCTGGATCAGTATTGGCATCAAAAAATATTGTAATGTCAGTATATGATGCAAAGTCAACATACAATCAAGGTGAACGTACTAAATTATATATTAATCCAATTGATGTTAGACCGGTCAAATCATATAGTACATCTGCAAAGGTTGAACTAGCCAATGTTCTACCAGAAACAGCATATTATTGTGTAACCGACACGGTTGCAAATACAATCGTTTGGGACTACTCAACAATTGGAACAAAAATAAGTTGTGATGCAACAGATGGATCAAACTTTGATCTATGGACTGATACGTTACTTAAGAATAGAGAATATAGCATATCAATAATGGTGAATGATCGTTCATTTGTTGGTCAAGTTGAATATTTTGAAAATGTGCACACATTTAAGGTGGTATAATATTGAAACAAAATGACAACGCTCCAACTGCAGATAGGCTAGTTGAGTCAAAGGAACATTCATACCAAACAATGGTTGATATGCCAACAACTGATAATAGCAATCTGACAACCATACTTGATACAGTTGTCATAATTAGTGATAGTCCGGATCATGTTAATGTTGTAAATGTACCAATAATTAGGTCATCATTTACAACTGAGACGGTTGAAAAGTTTATAGACACTAAGATATGGCAACTTGTTACCGAAGGACCTCTTGCATCAAGAAAACCTCCAATGTCATTAGCTATAACTGCTACAAACTGGCACTGGATAACTGTAGATGGAACAAACGTATCAGATAAATGGGGCGGACATGATGCATTTACGCCAGCCGGAATAGCGTCAAGTGGCAAATATGCGAACCCAGTAAATCCAGTATTCTTATATGCAACAGATGAACACGCATTATTCCTACCACATAGTGTAGTAAATTACATTGATAAGAACAATGAACCAGTATTAGATGGACTAACGTGGGAATGGAAATTAGATGGAAACATTGTATCCACCTCCCCGCAGTTCATGCTAAATAATGCCGAATCACAGGGACCTAAACATAGCGAAGTAACAACATATAAAACATTAGTATGCACTGTATCAAATGAATTTGGTAGCATTAGTGAAACTCTGAAATTCTTAGTAGCTGATGATGTACGATACGATGGAGTACATACTAAGCGTGCTAGAGATGGATATTGGAATGCATTTGATAATTCAAAGTTCATGGCTAAATCAACTACCCCATGGTCAAAACACTATGATCCAATGACAGCGAATCGAGATATAACTGTAAAAGGCATAACATTCAACTCATATGGATCAGGTCATTCTGCAAAATCCAAATTCAAGAAGGATCCATCTGATTCAAGATGGGTTTATGAGGCACAATATAGAGTAGACAGTGGTAATTGGGTAAAGGCTAGTAGCGTATTTGCTGGAAAATCAAATAGTCATAGAGCATATCGATTCCATGATGAACCAACCGATATAACTTGGTCGGCACCAGGAAATTCAACTACTAAATTTGAATTTAGATACAAATATAAGTTTTACTCTGGCGCTTGGCCATTTAGGAAGAAGCATACACGAACCTACCATAGGATATACGATATACAGGTACCGTCTGATCCGAATATATCATATAAAACGATTAATAACATAACTATTCCATACACGAGCTCATAATGGCAGAACTAATTAATGACATAGATTATTTCAATGTAGATTTGGAATCAAAGCTAGCATCGACTGAAAATTCAATATCACAATTTGAATTGGATCAAAATGATGTTCTACATCTGGACATATATTCTGGTGAAAATTTCATTGAAAATGTGACTATACCTGCGATCGACAATATTGAAATATTGGGTGGATCAATTAATATTGATTATTATGATATATTGGTTAATACACTTGGATTTGTATCTGGATTTTATCGCATACAAACATCAATCTTGCGCAATCCGATATATCCAAATGTTGACGTTAGAGTTGATGAAATATCTAGAAACAAAACTGAACTTAGATTGGATGGCTGGACAGATGATGCAGCGTTGGTTGGTATACGTGATAAAGATGATGACGGATATAAAACATTACGTCTAGTTCATGATAAAGCTGGAACAATTAGATTAATCAATTGGACTGAAGATACGCACAATAATGAATCAACAATTATTGTTAAGGTAGCAGACGATTTACCTAGAAGTATTAAGGCTGGAGATACTGTTCAATTATTTGACGATATAATCAATCCATTTGAAATACAATTCACAATACAATTAGACGATCCATCTGCACCAGAAGATTTTAATATACTTAGAGGCCCAAATCTAACCCTTGATGTAAATAGGGAAATTGGAAAACCAACTGCATTATCATCGTGGAATGACATACTTTCAGCAGATGTTGAAACAAATAGTAGAGTAGTCGACAAGGTATTTAGTGGTAGTTTAGGTGCAACACTTAATATAGATTATTCATCATATGAAAACTTTGTCCACTTCAGTTCAGCTGAAGAACGATTACGTAACTTCAAATATAAGCTACAGTTAATAGAATCATACAAATCGACAAAATCAAACATAACGTCATCAGCAACTGGATCAAGCTATTACATTGCAGTTAAGACTGATATGGATGACAAAATAGCAAAATTAGTTGGAACATTTGATGGCTATGAGCAACATATGTACTTTAACTCCGCATCAGAATATACTGATACATATGGCACACATCCAGATACGACATGGCCAAAGACTACTCAAACTAAACCGTATACAGTTGCTAGCACATTAGACGTTGCATCAACGGATTGGTTTGATAATCAAATGGCAATTGCGGCAGATTATGATTTAGCAAATGATAATTCACTTAGAAGTACAATTCCATTGCATATAAAATTGGACAGTGGAAATAATGGATACGTATTATTTGTTGACATGGTCTCACAGCATTTTGATGAAGTATATAATCATGTTGATCATTTGAAAAACATACACAGTAAAGATGAGGACGTTAATGTTGGACTATCAAAGGATCTATTATTTGACGTGCTATCTTCATTCGGCTGGAAGCCAGAATCTGGTTTAGATTTATCAAACATATGGTCATATTATTTAGGTACAAACAAAACTGGAACAAACACTGTTGAAACATCATCGGCTGAATATCCAAATGGAGCAACAATAAAAACCGTTACTGGTGAAACAATGTCAATACAAGACATAGAGGCGGAACCATGGTCAAGAATACTTAATAACTTACCATACTTACTAAAGACAAAGGGAACGGCTAGAGGCGTAAAAGCGTTAATGTCATGCTACGGTATACCATCCACAATACTAAAAATACAGGAATTCGGTGGTCCAGATCCAATTGATTCATCCATTGGCAGTAACAATGAAATACTTCAAGCCGGATACATGTTGAAATTCAATGGTACCGATTCATATTTACGAACAGATTGGGACAATAATTACAATACTACACCAATAAACACAATTGAATTAAGATTTAAAACAAATACTATTGCAACAATGTCATTATGTGCAACATCATATAACATTGCTGGAATTCCAGCATCATCACTATGGATTGAGCCAGAATCATCTGGACAATACGGTATAGTTAAGTATTCAACAGCTGTAACCAAAACAACCTCACCAACGGTTATAACGTATGCGTCAACGTCACTAGCAAGATTACCAATATATGATAATGATTGGTGGAACGTTTCAGTCAAACGTGACGATATAACTGGAAATATTTCATTAGCCTGTCAAAAATCGCCAGATCATGCTGGATCCAGAATAACGCATGCTGCAAAATCATCTGTACCAGCTCCACTTACACCATATGGATGGACTGATGGCGGCATAGAATATTTTGATATTGGAAAATCATCATCGGCAGCAAAGTACAATGATACAAATAATGTAGTTGGCTTTTTTAATGGACATATGCAGGAAGTTAGATTATGGGATAATGAATTATCTGATGATGTAATTGATGTGCACACAAAGGCTCCAGTTAGTATACTTGGTAATTCATATACTGGATCATATGACAATCTATTATTTAGATTACCAATGGGAGCAGACACAAATCGTCCAGATGTAACAGTTGCAAATATTTCATCTTCGCATCCAAATCAATCAACGACTAGAACAGCAACCATAAATGGAACGTTTGCTTGGACATACAACGAAGAAGATTATTTTACTCCAGTACCAAATTCAATTGGTATGCGAGGCTTAGCAAACAAAATTAGAGTAGAAGATAATGTTGCAGTTGGCGACCTACATCCAAATGAAAGTGTAGAGGTTAGTTCTGGAATGAATAATCCAATTGATTCAAATTTATTATTTGTTGGATTCTCTCCACAAGCTGAATTAGATGCAGATATATCATTACAATTCGGTGGGTTATCGATCGACGACATAGTTGGAGACCCTAGAGATAATCATAAATCAGAATATACTGGGTTAGCCCAATTTAGAAACGCATATTTTAAAAAGTACAATGGTAAACAAAATATATGGGCATTCATGAGAATGGTCAAGTATTTCAATACTGCATTGTTCAAACAAATAGAAAGTATGTTACCTGCTCGAGCAAATAAAATTGTTGGACTAGTTGTTAAACAGACAATGTTAGAACGTCCAAAAATCGTAACTGAGCCGGTAATATCATATGAAGATATGCATCACCAATGCAAAATCAACGTGGTTGAAGATGGAATAGTTGGAAATATGCCAAATGCGGTAGGTACACAATTATATGACGCAGCTGGCGCAGCAACACATAAGCATTGGACGTCGTATGTTCCTGCTAAACTCAATCTAAATGTCATAAAATGTGACACTGATGGACTAATGCAAAACGCAAGCAATTCACGCAATAATAGCAAATATCAGTCAAACGGCTTGACTCATGCTGCTCAATTGCAAACTGATTTTACCGGCATGAACAACCTAATTGTTGAAGGCTGCAAAATGACTAGTGACGATTTTAATATTGACAGTCCGGACACTGTTGATGGTAAACCAGTTGTGGAAGTATTTGAAACGAATCCAAATAAGCTCATAACTGATAATACATCACACAGCGGAGACATAAAAATAGTTTAACCATATATTTATTATAAAGAATTCACAAGATAGGACATTAAAATGGGATATTTAGACAACACAACACTAACAGTTGATGCAATTTTAACAAAAAAAGGACGTCAACTTTTATCTGAAGGCGCACTTGAAATAACAAAGTTTGCATTAGGTGACGACGAAATCGATTATAGACTATGGGATCCAAACCATTCTCTAGGTACAAATTATTACGGTGAGGCAATTGAAAATATGCCGATATTAGAAGCATTTGCTGATGAAAATCAAATGATGCGATCTAAACTAATATCTCTACCGAAAAATACAGTTAAGCTTCCATTAGTAGAAGCTGGTGTATCATCTATCACATTAAACCGTCCAGGTTTAGTTAGTGTAATACATCCGTCGACTTCAAATGTATCAAACGGTAACCGATCATTAGGTTATACATGTATACTATCAAACGCAAATATGGCAACAATATCAGTTGCACCTGGTGGAGAAGTAGAAAATGCCACAACATATTCAGCAATTGGCGATAACGCAGCAAACTCTGTATCAATTGTTGGTACAAAATTTAACATCACAGCTAAATCAGTAACAGCTGATGCTAGCACAACTATAACAATTATTGGAAATGAAACTGGTGGAACTATAACTATTCCACTAACAATCAAAAAAGATCCAACAATTGATATTATAACAAAGGGACTATAGGACACAAAGATGGCAAATAGATTTAGATCCGGAATAGACAAACAAGCATTAGTTTCACGTAGACTTAGAAAGGCAAAGCGTGGAATTAACATGCGAGTATTTCAAAACTTTAATGAAGACGATGTTGTTGAATCCGACGTTGCAAAAGGTATAACATCAGCAATGTTTACAAATGACGCCGATTCAACACTAACCTCATTCTATACATCATCAGATCAAGTTGCATCCGCAGGTGGAAAATACCAATTTGAGGTATACTCAACTGACCCAGCAACTGACGCTACTGCTACTCCACAATTTAGTATAGCATATGGAAACATCGATGGCGCAGGTGCTGTAACCAGTTCAGGTGCAAGTGATGCTAGTATGTCTCCAGCTAAAGCAATATACACTCAGTTTGCAAATCTATTATTGGAACCAGGTGACGATAAGTTTACAATAGATGGCGACGATGAAACTGACATGATGTTCATCACGTTCAATCGAGCTAGATACAAGGAAAAAGCAAATAAGGGAAATTGGGATATTGACCTAGAAAATGGTGCAGACACAATTAGCTTAATCGATAACAGTTCAACTGTTCCAGCAATGGCTAAAAATGGCAAGAAAGTATATTCAGTTGTATCTGGATCTGGTACAACTATTGCGTCATCTCCACAACACACTGAATATGGATTATTCTATCCAGAATTAGGTATAATTGCATTAAGTGTTGATAAGATGGATGATACAAGCGGATTAAACGGATACTTTCCAGCTCCAGTATTAGACGTAGACGCAGCCATGAAAACAAATATGATTACTGCATTATCGTCATTTAAAGCTCGCGCTGAAGAGGATATTTCATCAACGCATTACTTTATTAGAGTTAAAAATTCTGAATACAATTTTACAAACAACAATACATTTGTAACAGGATCAGGAAACTTAAAGCATGTTGAAATGATAAATGATCCACAAACATATATAACAACTGTTGGATTATATAGTGACGAAAATGAATTAGTTGCAGTTGCAAAACTGTCTAAGCCACTACTTAAAAACTTCACAAGAGAAGCAACTATCCGCGTAAAATTAGATTACTAAATATTAAGGAGTTTTAATGGGCTTAGTATTTAAGGATCTAAATAAGGATAATATAAAGGTTACGCCTTACACTGCACATAAACAGTGGAACGTAACCTTGGCTAATGCCACTGATCTTGGTGTAATTACATACGATGGAGAATATGCAATAGGCGACTTCAATATATCAGATCATCCAATTGAATCAGCAACTACATATGCAACCACATCAAATGGCCAATACAAGCGATTGATCCATGCATCGATTGACAAGCTGTATTATGCAGGAAACGACAATAGATACGATGTATACTGTAATGAGAATCCAAACAAGCAAATACGTGAATATTCAAGCAAGGTAACAGTCATATCCATTCCAAGACAGATATTTGGTGACAAGCTGCATGCAAAATCATTCAAGCTAACATCTGGATCAGTTGTGATATTGGATGACGGATTCGGTAATCTATACGACTCAACCGACACAAATGATTATATATCAAATGAGCATACAACGCTACATCTCGGTTTATGGGAAGGGTATAGATTTAATCAAACATCTGTAACAACTACACTGAAAACTGAAGGCCAACTACAATTATCATCAGCAGCTCAAAACATACAGTTTGTTGATGGGAAATGGGGAAAGGCTGCAAAGTTCCACGGAACAATATCGTCACAAGAATCAACGAATAGCGTAATACGAATTGATGGATCAGCTGATATCTCATTTGATGATGATTTTGCAATATCATTTTGGTTTAAGGCTCCAACAGCTCAGTCGTCGACCCGAAGCTACATTGGACGTCCAACGCCAAGTGGAGAACGAGCACTATCAAATGTATACGTTAATTCAATGTTATCAAAGGCTGGTTTTACTGGAAATCATATTCCATTCGATATATCTATTGCAAACGACCGATCTAATGCAGATGGAAAAATCATATTTAAACGTGAAAGCAAGTCTGGATCAGGCTTAATGCAAATATTTTCAGCAGCAACATATAATGATTCTACACTTCACCATTGCCTAGTTCAGAAAAATGGATCAACAATTGAACTATATATTGACAATGGCACACCAGTAACGGCAACCGATACTGCAATTGGCGTAACAACATCCAATGACATACCAATCCACGTTGGAGGTAGACGATGTGGATTTAAGCATTATTCAATAGACGATGGCTGGACCGGAGAAAACATAGCGTATCCATTCACTGGCGAAATAGATGAAGTTAAATTCTTCGATAGATCGCTAACATCGGCTGAACGTACTTCAAACTATTCATCTGTAAACAACACAAATAGGGTTGGAAATATAATGTACGAGCATGGTATTGCAACAATAACAACGCCATTGGTTGGTGGAAAGGATATTTACCATAGTTCATCTGCATACGATGAATTATCATTCAAGGGATCTCATAATGTAACTGAACATATGTATGTATGCAACGTGTTAGATGGTGAATATAATAGTTCATATAACATAACATTGCGTGACAAATACGATATAAACAGCGAAGATTTGCGATCACATGTAACACAATCGGAGTTCTCACCATATATCACATCGGTTGGGCTATATAATGATTCTGGTGATCTATGTGCAATAGGTAAAATGGCTCAACCAATTAAGAAGCCAGACGATTATGATATATCATTCATGATCAGATTCGATACAAATTAGGAGACAATATGTCACATTGGTTATATAATGGGTCAATTCTGAGTGAAACCCCAGAAGACATGTTTGGTTTTGTTTACTTAATAACAAACAATCAAACTGGAAAAAAATACGTCGGTAGAAAATACTTTGGTACAACTCGACGAATAAAGGTACCAGGCAAAACTCGCAGAAAGGTTATTAGAAAGGATTCAAATTGGCGAGAATACACTGGATCATCCAAGCTACTGAATTCAGATATAGCTAAACTCGGTAAATCCAACTTCACATTTGAGATATTGATACTTGGTGAAACAAAGGGACAGGTAAACTATCTTGAGGAAAACATCCACCACCGATTCCATGTTTCAGCAAAATCAGATTTTTACAATGATTGCATAGGCCCTAGGCGCTTCGCCAGAGTTAGATTAACAGAACAAACATTCGAGAAAATAAGCACCATAAAATTTTCATAATTCAACTTTTTTTCTTATATTTAAACATATGAAAAAACAAAGGCTAATTCATCTTCTGCAGGCAGTACTCGGTATTGCAAAGATCAGCAAAAATGAAATAGCCTTTGCATGCCCTTACTGCTCCCATCCAAAAAAGAAGTTCAACATCAATTTGAATAACTATCGGTGGCACTGTTGGGTATGTGGAATAAAGGGTGTTGGAATACACCGGATATTCAAGGCAGTTGGAGCTGGTAGTAAGATTGCTGAGCTGAACTTGCTCACACCGAAGCAAACGGTTGAAACCGATAAACTATCGACGATATGTGTATTACCATATGAGTTCATACCAATGATCAACGGTAACCGATATAGTCCAGAATACAAAAATGCAATGACATATTTACGCAATAGGGGATTATCTAAGGTCGACGTATTACGACATAATATTGGATATTGTGAATCTGGGTATTATGCAGGATATATTATTGTGCCAAGTTACGATGCTAACGGAATATTAAACTACTTCGTTGGTAGATCGTACTATGAAGTCGCATACAAGCACAAAAATCCAAAAGTATCTAAAGACATAATTGGATTCGACATGTTGATAAACTGGAAAGAAGACATAAACCTATGTGAAGGCGTTTTTGATGCATTTGCAATAGGTGAAAATACGATACCATTGTTTGGGAAGTTTTTATCGCCAAAACTCAAGCAACAGATTAATGACAAAAAGGTAAGGCGGATTAATGTAATATTAGATAAGGATGCTATGAAAGAAGCTCTGAGACTATCCGAATATCTACTAGGATTAGATGTGGACGTACATTTAATTGAACTGCCAAACGACACTGATCCAAGTGATATTGGACTTGATAAAATGAAAGAAATAATTAATAAATCTGAATCATTGGATTTAACAAAAATAGTGGAGATGCGATTTGGATTTTAATAAAATAGACGTAGGATTTAATGAAATTGACAAAATATTACACGTGGCTGATATCCATATTCGAAACTATCAGCGACATGCGGAATACCGTGCTGTATTCAAACAACTATATGACGAGATCGATCGCCTTCCTAAAAACGCTATTGTCTATGTAGGCGGAGATATTGTACATAGTAAAACTGACATATCACCAGAGTTAATTGAACTAACGTCTGAATTCTTTACTAATTTAGCAGATAGACGACATACTATTGTTATAACTGGTAATCATGATGCAAATCTAAATAATTCAACTAGGTTGGACTCATTAACGCCAATAATTTCAGCGCTAAATCATCCAAACTTGCACTACCTAAAGGATTCAGGTGTATATCATATAGCAAATGTGCACTTCACAGTATTTGGAATATTTGATGATCCTGCTACATTTATTAAATCGGACTCATTTGACGCCGAAACAAAGATAGCATTATTTCATGGTGCAGTTGATAAGTCGACTACTGATAAGGGATATGTTGTTAGTAATGACAATTTGCCCGTAACAATGTTTGATGGATATGACATGTCAATGTTGGGAGATATTCATAAGCGACAATTTTACGACGAAGCAAAAACGATACTACAGATTGGCTCAACATTGCAACAAAATTTTGGTGAAGCATTTGAAAACCATGGATGTGGCATATGGGATGTTAAATCTAGGACTGTCGAATTTGTAGACTTCACAAATAATTACGGATATTATACTATTGATATAGCTGATGGTGTACTTCCCAATATATCAGATATACCAAAGTATCCCCGGGTTAGATTGCGTACAACAAATACAACTCAAGCTCAAATAAAGGAATTAACTAAAACAATTAAAACTAGCTGCAAAACAACTGACATCGTTATAATTAGAAACGATAGATTGGATGCACAAAATAAGAAAACTAGAAAGATTGTTAGGGATATTCGTGACGTTTCATATCAGAATCAATTGTTGGATGATTATATTAGAACAAATCATAATCCAGATGATGAGACAATGCGTAGAATTAAGAACATAAACAGGGAATTGAATAAACGATTACTTGACGCCGATGTATCAAGGGGAATCAATTGGAAACCCAAAACGTTTGAATTCGACAACATGTTCAGCTATGGGCCAAACAATAAAATTGACTTTTCTAAGGCGAACGATGTGATTGGAATATTTGCCCCTAACCATGCTGGTAAATCTGCAATATTTGATGCGCTAATGTTCTGCTTATTCAATAAATGCTCTAGAACATTCTCTGCTGCAAATGTAATGAATAATAGATTAGATACATTCAATAGCAAATTAAACTTTGAAATAGACGGTGTAGATTATTTTGTTGAACGTAGGGGAAAACGAAACAAGGATGGTAAATCGGTTCGAGTTGATGTTGACTTTTGGATGATCGATGAATCCGGTGAAAAACTATCACTTAATGGTGAACAACGTAGATATACAGATAGAAACATAACTGGATATTTGGGAATATATGAGGATTTTGTACTAACAGCAATGTCAATGCAAAATAACAATACTGGATTCATTGATAAACCTCAACCGGAAAAGAAAAATCTATTGTCTAAGTTTTTAGACATATTTGTTTTCGAGGAATTATTTAGATTAGCCAATGACGAAATAAAGTCTGTACAAACATTACTGCGAAATTTTAAGAATGTAGATTATGCGCAAAAATTAATTGACGCAGAATACTTGTTGGATGAACATGTAATAGCATACGACACGTTATCTGCACAACAAGCTAAATTAACTGAAGATTTAGACGCTGCCGAATTATCAATAAAGGATAAATCTGCGGAACTAAAGCATGTATCAGTATCAACAGACTTGGCTGCTATGCAATTAACTAGAAGCAATGTCGCATCAGATATCGTTGATCATACAGATAAGCTGGAAAAATATTCGGCGTATATGGAAACAAATAAACTAAAGTTGGACGAACTGGCAACAGAGATGTTATCATATGACATAGTTCAATTGAACACGCAACATGCAACAATGCAAACTGAACAGTCAAATAACAGACAGATTCAGCAAAAGATTGGCATAATCAAGGTAAACGTACAAAATAAATTAACATCAATATCAAAGTTAGCAAAGCATGAATATGATCCAAACTGCGAATACTGTTGCAACAACGACTTTGTTAAATCAGCTGAAGATGCAAAAATTGAATTATTAGACGATAAACTGGTCGTGGCATCGTTATTGGCAGCTAAATCGGACTCTGACAAATTGCTACAAGGTGCAGCCAAAATATCGGATGATATTCGTGCGTATAGCACACTAACAAATGACCAATCAAAATATATTCGATATGAGTCAGAAGTTGTTACAAAATTGGAACGACGTAGAAATGCATTACTTGAATCAAATAGAAATTTAACTGATGTTGATGCAAGTATTGTTATATATTACCAAAATGAAGCTGCAATAAAGCATAATATATCTATAAACCTGGAACTGTCTAGCCTAGAATCAAATAGATCATCGATCAAGGGTAGAATATCGTCCCAAAACATAGTATTACGTAATGCATTCAGTAGTGTATCCATGGCAAAACAAACAATTGAATCAATTCAGACAATAATTGGTGATGCACATGAATTAGAATTGAAACTCAAGTCATACGAATATTATTTAGATGCAATTAGACGCGATGGAATTCCATATGAAATTATTGCAGAAACATTACCATACATTGAAGAGGAAGTAAACAATACACTTTCGCAAATAGTTGATTTTGAGATACGTTTTGACGTTGACGGTAAGGACATATTGAGCTACATAAAATACGACGACAATATGTGGCCACTTGAAATGACTTCGGGTATGGAAAAGTTTATAAGCTCATTAGCAATTAGAGTTGCATTGATTAAGGTATCTAACTTACCACGTCCGAACTTCCTAATTATTGATGAAGGATTCGGTAACCTAGATTCAACCAACATCAGCTCACTTGAATTATTATTTGGTTATCTCAAGACTGAATTCGACTTTCTAATGATTGTGTCACATATTGACATCATGAAGGATATGGTTGACAGTTTAATTGAAATAGACGTAACAGATTCAACGAGTCTAGTACAATATTAAGTATGTTGTATATTTATATACGATATCCTAAGTAGATTAGGGTAGGTATATTGGAGACACAATGATTAGAAAAAGAAATGCATATAAGGGTTTAGCCGAATTACCCGTACTTGTAACAGATCAATCAGTTCATTCTGAATATTTTAACGTCTCTGATATACCCCAAACTCTTACCTCCGGCAAAAATCAATTCAAATTAACTGGAAACAGTTCATTACTTGAAATAAATACTGAAATATCGGTTGAAATAACTGATGCTATAGGTCAAGTTATTTACCATGAAGTATTAAATTACAAGGATGGATTGGATAGAAGACTCGTTGCAATATATGTTTATCCAGAGACTCCAGCTGGCCCTGCAACACTAACTATCATTGGAACAGCAGCAAAACGTCCAAACGGTCGCGATGTATCTGACAACTGGAAAGGTAAACAAAATGTACGCTGGAAAAAACAATTATATGTTGATCCAACGCAAGCAAATATAACTCCAATACTATTCAATGAAAACCCAAGAGTACATATTAATGAATCTGTTCGAAGTCAATTATCTCAGTCGTATGCAATAGGAACAGCATCTGCTGCAACATATTCAACTGGAACAGGTACATATTCAAAATTATCAAATAATCAGTCGCAACTGAACTTTGTTGGAGCAACACTAACATCTGACATGATAGGCGGATCTATATCAATTACTCCATCTACTGAATTAGTCGATGGCTACCTAACTCCTAGCACTCCACCATCATTCAATGCAACAATTGTTGACGTTATAAATTCTACCACAATCAAGATTTCCCCACATTATTCAGTAGATGTAACAATTGCAAATCCAAACATCAGTCGAAATTCAACCATGAATTATGGTGGACCACTGCAAACAACTGTTTATCCAATTACGTTTGCATTCACATCATTCCAAATATCATACATGCAGATTCCAGATGCATATACAACTGTAGCTGAAAATCAAATTTCATATGCAAGCATAATAGTTGCAAACATGGATCCAATGGTTGGAGACGTACACAAGATAAAAACATATATGAAACTGAATAGCGAGACAGACTGGAATCCGGTATCAGATGACATAGTAGAGTCACGTGAATTATTGATAGATTCATCCAACATATTCCATAGAAAGCCAACAGGCAAGTTTGTTAATTCAGACGTATTAACATCGTACTGGGAATCGTCTATGGTAGGTGTAGTTGGAAGTCCAACAACAGCAGTTAGTGACGTTGAATTGGTAGATGCAGTTGAATTGTCTGGAACAGAATTGCTATTGAATGCTACGCCAAGATCATCAGCTTACACTAGATTTAATGGCACAAAACCAATACAAATATATAAAGGCAACACATATTATTTATCGTTTAGGGCTAAAAGTATATCAGTTAATGACAGTCCAAATGGTCTTGTTCATCCATTGGTTAAGTTCTATTTGTCTGGATCAGGTGTAACTTCACAGATACCTGAACTAGGAAAATATATTGGAAAGATATCACCGCCATCAACTAGTCCAGTACCGACTGGCAAGATGCAATATTTTGCTTCAACGACAAATGGAGCTTTTCCAACGCGTATGCTATCATCAACTGGCCAATCTCGTTCCCAAGCAACTTCTCCGCAATCGCCAACAACTAGTCCTCCACAGATAACTAATCCGATAACAGTTGATGAAATGCTGGGATTTGAATTCACAGCCGATAGCGATGGATCAATTGTACCAGTATTCAAAATATCACATGGTAAATGGTGGATATCGGATATATCACTAACGTCTACGTCTGAAACTGGCTTCACGCCGAATCATACATTTGTAGACGTACAATTAAATACGCAGCAACAAGACGCACAACTCGACTTTAAGTTTGATTTTTACAATGCAAATGAACAACTGGCTGAATATTCACATATAGTTCGCGACATAAACTTCGCAGGACCAAATACATATATAAACGGTGCAAACAATCATATAATTGGATCACTTGTGATTGGAAACGGAATAGTACTTAGAGGAGTATCTTAATGGCTAATCAGGCTAATATAAAAACAATAGACTATAAGGGATTTGACTCAGCATCAGATGGAACAGGACCTTCAGGATGGATGCTTTGGTCTGGATCACAAGAATTATCAGGTAGTTTATACAATGGCGTTGGAATGGAATTAGTCGCCGGATCAGACTCATATTTGAAATTTGATGCATCAGCAGCAGGTGCAGAATTGGATATTAGAGCTAAGAAGTTCTTCGTTGGAACAGCGAATACGCAATACATATCTGGATCAGATGGTAATATTGAAATATCTTCCTCACTATTCCATCTTGATCCATTGAACAACAGCTTAATTATTGGTGCAGGAACAGTTATAAACGCTGATTTATCTGCTAATCAATTATTTGTGCCAGCCGGAAAAGACGCAAACAATGCAACAGCATACATATCTAGTTCAGGTGATGCAAAATTCGTAGGTGATGGCGCCGGAACATATGCTGTTAATTTGTCCCCGGGTAATTCGTCCATATCTGGATGGTCAATTAATGCAACATCGTTATCGAGTTCTAATTTGGTAATAGATTCATCTGGTGAAATAAAGACTAAGGATTATATTTCTAATCAAACTGGTTGGAAGATAGATGGCACTGAAGCTGAATTTGCCAATGTTAAGGTACGTGGTACACTTGGAACGACTGTATTCGAAAAAGACACGATATCTGCAGTAGGTGGGCAAGTAATGATTGCTAATGCGACAACATTTACTGGTAGTAATTTGGACTTCGACGGAACTGGTAATCCAACACACTCATTTACAGTTGCAAATACTGGCGGATGGGTAGTTGGTGAATATGTTAGAGCTAAAGCAACATCGTCAACTGGTTTTGTAGAGGAGATAATGCAGATCGACACAATATCGGCTGATCCTATATCATTAGATATGGTTAGACGAATTGGTGGAGGTCCATATATCCCATCTGTAACTGACGGTCAAGTATTAATTTCGGCAGGTCTATATGACAATACAACTAATCCTGGTCAAGTAACACAAAGTGGTTATATACATCTCAATGCTGATCCTGGTGACAACAGTACACCGTATATTGATATAATAGAACGAACTGGTTCTGGAGTCAATGATGTAGAAGTAAAAGCTAGACTAGGTGATCTTAGTGGTATTGGTAGCTTAACTGATCCTGGATATGGATTATACTCCGAAAATGTATTCTTAACTGGAAAAATAACAGCAACATCGGGTAGAATTGGTGGCGTTGACATAGAATCAGACAAACTGTATATTGGAGATGGCACACATAGTGATGCTGACACGGCATTCTATGTTGATAACACTGGAAACTTTAGCTTAGCTGATAAATTTTCTTGGAATGGAACACAATTGGTCGTTAAAGGCGCTATAACAATAGAGGCATTCACTGACACTAATGATGTTATGGGCATAACTGCCAATGCAACAACAGCTGCAAATGCAACATCTACATTAACTTCAACAGTTGGTGCCAATGCAACAACAGCTGCAAATGCAACATCTACATTAACTTCA